GAGCACCTCGATTCCAAAGGAAGGTAACCATGGCTCTAAAGAAAGAGTTCCAAGTCACTTCGGTCCCTCAGAATTCTGAGGTCGTGTGGAAGACGGAAGTTCGCGTCACACATACGAAACCTAACGGCGAGGTTGACATAACCGTCGCTGCGGGTGAACCCCTTGACTGGAAGGGCCCTATTGATTCAGGGCTTCCAACAGAAGTCGTCACCGACTCCAACCAGATAGAGACTTACTGTACTTGGCATTACGTCAAGAAAGAAGTCTACTATCGACGGCGGAGAAAGCGATGGTTTCGCCGAAAGAATACAGGTAGCCGATATTATCGGTGGGAAACCTATTGGGTCAAACGACTCAAGAAAGTTCCTTCCTCGCTTTATGCGGGGCCTGTACCTTTCCTCCCATGTTGGCATGTGCGAAAGCGGTGTATGGGAACGGAGGCAACGGTGGATATTCGAAGCATAAAACGATCCTCCTGGGACGCGAGTCCCGGAGATCATTATGACCAAGAATTCACACGTCAGCTCTCCATCTACATCCCGTCTGAGCTGTCTAGCCGGCGCCTGGGAACGACTTCCGACGGTCTATCTTGTTTGATAGATCGCGAGAGGTTTTCTGCAGTAAGATCAAAACTGCAGGTCCGAGCGCTCCGCGCGATGGTGCCCGATATTGGGCGGGGCTTCTCCCTGCCTAGGGCGGTTTATGAGCTGAAAGACTTGAACGGGATGCTTACCCAGGTGTTGAATCTGGTCAAGCATTTTCCTACTAAAGTCCGTAGAGCTTGGAACCGGCCCTTAAAGGCGTTGTCGCAAGGTTGGTTGGCGGCCATCTTCGGATGGTTGCCCTTTGTTGCAGATGTCAAGAAGATTGTCACGCAGATCTTCAATGCCGATCGAGAAATCGACCGGTTCCTGAAGGACGCGAACAAGCGACAGACGCTGCACTACAAAAGCCTCCTTAACCCACGATTCTTCCTCTCTAAAGAGTACTTCCAAGGTTGTGGCGTATACGATGTCGTGTCAGATATCCAACACGATTTAGTGTATGCACAGGCTGTGTTCGATCGAATACAGTCTCCATGGTATTGGACTCGTCGCTTTGGCGACGGGGTCATGTACCATGCTACCTTGGACTTCAAGTACTCTGTGCCGATCTTGCCCGCGGGGCTAACAAGTTTCTTAGCTTCGTTGGACTATCACGGCATGAGGCTGTCGGTGGGGGACGTGTGGGATATCATCCCATTTTCGTTCATCATCGATTGGTTCGTGGGAGTGAGTCGGTTGTTGCATCAACTTGATGTAGACAACTTACCTGTCACCGTCACACCGTATGACTTCTGTGATAGCATTCGCTATCACATGTCCGAGCTCCGGAGGGCTACTTTGCCCTCAATGGTTGTCTTGGATAATGAAATCAACGAAGCTGACGAGTGGGAGGTACACCCCCTTAGTGCGTCCCAGTCATATACTGAGGACGTTTATTTACGGATGGTGGGCTTATTGCCACCGCCCGATCCAGCGTCTATCTTCCGCTTCCCTCATGGGATGCGGTGGGTAACGATGGGAGCACTGGTTGTTCGTCGATGAACGACTGGTGAGATGATGCCCAGCAATTCTGCTGGGTGTCATTGCACGTACTGTGTGGAGGCCCATTATGGGCTAACCGATGGAGATGGCATATGCTTGCTGACCCTTTCCATGCTTATATCCTGAACGACGATACGAGTCAATACCGAGACTTCACGCTAATCAACGTGCCCTTAAACGGTTCCTTGCGCATCTGCGCAAATGGAGCCGCTGGCATGCCAAATCTCATGAAGATCAGTCACTCGATCGTTGGTTCGGGCGTAAAGCAACGCGCCAGGCATCTCGTCCGCTTTGAAGCGGACGCGCTCGATGGCGACGGAAATCCCGATCCCACTGTTGGGATCGCGGCAGCGTACGCAGTCTTTGATATCCCTATGAAGGGAATCTCTGACGAACATGCTCAGGCCCTGTGTAAGCAGCTAGCTGGCTGCCTGCGGGGCAAGTCCGGCGCCGACATCGACTTCGATACCACGGCGTTTTACGGGCGGATGCTGTTGTTTGAGAGCTGAGCAATAACCAGCTCAGTTTCTTAACACGCATCGGAGTTTGGGAAGGGTAAGTGCGACGGCATGATGCCGGAGAGGAAGTCCCTATGGGCGACCTTGAAAAGCCGATCAGTCTCTATGAAGAGCTGGTTATCTCTCTTCTCAAAGACACGGCTAACCTCTTAGGAATCAAAGAGCACCGTCTGGAGAAGGACATCGAGTCCATCCATAGACGTTTCGCTGCTGAAGGGCTTTCGTTTCTTACGAAGACCCTCCCATCCCTCGGCAAGCACCTTGATAGGGCGCTTGGCAGGGACGAACCCCTTGGTGGCACATCCGACTTCCCTTGCGGGAAGCAGAATTATCCGAGATTTCTCGGCGCCATATGGGGGTTCATCTTTGACAGCGAAGGTATGATTCTTGAGCCAGGACGCAAGACCAATGAATTACTGTCTCAAATCCTAGCCGTACGCGCCATACGCCAGATATGCTACCTGGTGTATAAGCTCGATGGATCTGCCACGAAACAGGATAGTGCTCGCGTCCTCGACGAGTTTATCTCGGTCGACGCGAGCCTGCCTGAACCCAGTGCTGTTCTTGCGCTGAGTAAAGAGACATCGCATGCGTTGGAGAACGCACGAATACTCCTTTTGTGGCTCTTAGGGTCATGTGACCCTTCAGAGATCATCCCGAAACATGGTCCGGGAGCGGTCGCAACTAGGGAAAAGCCGTGGCAGAAAATGAATTTTGCCCGGTACTATGGTAAGTTGGATGAGATGTACCCATATTCTGAGTATTTCTTCTTCAACTATACCCACCTTTGCGACGACCTGGGGGTACTAGAGGGAATGGCTGAAATGTCATCTCCTCAAGCACGAGTAGCACTTGTGCCAAAGGACTCCCGGGGCCCACGATTGATATCGATGGAACCATTGGAACTCCAGTGGATTCAGCAAGGCCTATTTTCGCTCCTTACAAAACGTTGTGAGGAGTGGGGTAGCCCCTGCTATGGTTACGTGAATTTCACGGACCAAAGAATCAATCGATGGTACGCACTGTCCTCAAGCGAGTTTGGCGAATTCGCCACTCTTGACTTAAAGGACGCATCGGATCGTGTCTCCCTTTGGTTGGTACGCACCCTGTTCCCTGCGCATCTCGTGAAATATCTCGAGGCTTGCAGGTCAGAGGAAACGCGGCTTCCCGATGGGAGGGTGGTTAGGCTCAAGAAGTTTGCCCCGATGGGAAGTGCTGTCACTTTCCCTATTGAGGCCATAACGTTCTGGAGTTTAGCTGTAGGTGCACTCCAAGACATACTGACCGGGAAGGATATATATTCTCTCCCGCCTGTGTATGTCTATGGTGATGACATCATCTGCGCTAAAAGCGCAGTTGATAAGATTCGACCGGTATTCGAAGAGCTGTTTCTACGGCTCAACGAATCTAAGTGCTGTGTCGGCAGGTTCTTTCGAGAATCCTGTGGGTGCGACGCATTCAGATTGAATGACGTCACGCCCGTACGGCTAAAGCGCGAATTCGGTCGAAGGTTATCGCCGAAGGCCCTCCTTTCTTATGTGGCGTATGTAAATGCGTTTACAGAGAGAGGATTCCACTTGACGGCGAATTTGCTTCGCTCGTGGGTGGAAAGAACTGAGTCAGGTAGCAGTATACCCTGGCGGGCACCCGGGGCCAACGTGATGTTGGCTTGGGTGTTACCTGGGGCAACGCGGCCGCAGATACTCTATATGAATGACTCCCTAAAGCAACGTTGGAATCGGAAACTCCAACGCAGGGAATATCGCATAAGAGTGGTCTGTCCCATCGCAATTACGCATGGGGAACCTGACTGGTCCGAACTTTTTCGTCTTTTTCCGAGGGGGACTCCAAACCCCTCAATTTGGGAAATTGACGAACCTCGCGGACCGAACCTTCACTTGTTACCCAATCAAATAAAACTTGGGTGGAAATGGGTCCCTGTGGAATCATTTCACGGGTGACGGTCCCTTTGGACGTATGGGGCGAATTGGGCG